CTCCAGACGGCTGCATGATAGGCTGAGCATCAGCACGTGGATGCTCATCGATAAAATCAGCCGCATTGCGTCGTAGGTTAAGCCTATCCTTAGCGGCCAATGCGGCTTCGTACCGCTGCATTGCGAGCCCGCTGTCGCCGCTGCGTCCTGTGAAAAAAGCCATTACGGGGTAGCCTCCTCGAGTTTCTTCTTTTTGGTGGAGCCAAAAAACTCACCTACGAGCGGATCGAATATATCTCGGACTTCCTGCCCAGCACCCTCTAGGCGCTTATACCGCGCATCTGCAGCGGCGAGATCACTCGCCGCTGCACTGGCAAACGTGTTCCCAGATGGGGCAGAGTTCTGCGCCGCTGACATATACTGCAGTCGCTTGGCCTCGGCCTCTTGGCGACCACGATCATACCCACTGAGCCGTGATTTATCTAGGGCATTGCGCTGGGTCTGCGCGAGCCGCGCACCCGTGCTGCTTGGGTTGATGCCACGGAGGCCAGCCTGCTGCGCCCGGAGTAAGCGGTTCTGCTCCTCAGTGAGCGCCTGCTGCCCGTAATATTCCGGATTGATGTTGGCGGCAGCCTGCACATACTGCTGGGAGACCTTCTGCTTCTGATCGAGAAGCCCCTTTTGGGTAGCCCGTGCCGCCTCAAGATCAGCCATACGAGCTTTCTCTTCGTTGGACATATCGGGCTCATCACCGGTCAAATAATTGCTGAGCCCCTGCGTAACCAACTTACCGGCTGCCTGCTGCGCACCTTCGGACGACAAGAACTTGCCTGGGAGTTCACCTAGGAAGTTCCCAGCCTTGGTGAGGAGGGAAGGTGCGGGTGCAGGAATGGAACCGCCCCACAAGTTCGGATTGAAGTTTGCGGTCCCTGCACCTGTCGCTGTGTTGAGGCCAGCCGATGCTGCGGTGGTACTACCACTACTGAGCAAGCCGCCCGAAGAAGTGGCAGCCGTCGGGGCATTATACACGCCTGCAAAACTTGGTACAGTAACACCGCTACCGGCACCTGGAACAAAGCTACCGGCACCTGAGGCAGCATTTAGAAATCCGCCGCTCGGCACAAGGACGGCACCGGCACCGGCTAGACCTGCAGTAGCGCCACCTACTGGCACCGACCCAGCTGCTGGCATTGCTAGAGTACCCACACCTGGGCCAGTGAAATTCGGGGTACTGATACTTGGCGCAGCGCCGCCAATAGGAGCGTTAAACCCACCAATGCCACCACCGATGCCGCCACCGATAGCGCCCATTAGCGGATTGCCGCCAGTAGCGGCTGCAAGGCCCGCACCCATAGCCGCACCGACCATTGCGCTGCCCACAGTCATAGCTGTGGCAGTGGCAGCAATGCCCATAGAAGCCATTAACGAACCGGCGATCATTGGCGCGGCGAACGGGATAGCGATAGATGCGACAATGCCGATAAGGCTAGCGATGCCGCCCTTATGCTGGGTGGGGGTCAATGCGGTGCTGCTTAGCAGCTCACTACGCAGGCGTGGGATGGTGATGGCGGTCATATCATATCTCCGTGAGGTCCATACGCATGGTGATGTATGTCTGGTTAAAGCCGTACCGCGATAGGATACGAGCCATAGCGGGCGAGACGGAAGCCTGCAGCGTACGCACTCCATTGAGGAACGCCCAGCTGCAAACGTGGCCCCAGAACCTACTCTTTAAGAGATTAAGCTCCCGCCCACCAAGGGCAACGATGTTCAACACAGTGAACTGCGGGTATGCTACGGTTTCGAGGATTAAGGCGAGTGCCACATCAGGCAACTCACCGGAGGGATTTTGTGCGACAAGGGCGTACATACGCCCAGCCTTTACGTGATTGTAGATGTCGTCGAGTGTCATCTCACCATGCATGGCTTTGTCCACACACCGGGTCAACACAGCCGCGACCTGCGGCCAGTAAGCATCCAGCAGCTCGACAGTGCTCAGCAACAGAGGCTCATACCCCTCAAGGGTATCACGCTCCGCAACACGTTCCACTAATTTAAGCGCTGGCTTTGTCATCTTTCCCAATCATCTTGTCGAAGAAGTCCGTGCCCTTTGCGCGAACAACATGCTCGGGGATCATATACTCCCCCTTATGGGCGTTGATAGCAATGCTGCCGTCTGCGTTCCGACTCTCAGGCATAGGACCACCGGTGGCCATCGTCGCCTGCGGCGGCTGACCCTGAGACTGCGGGATGCCTCCTTGCGGGGCTCCTTGCGGGGCTCCTTGCGGGGCTCCTTGCGAAGCCTTGGCAGCTAGGAGGAGAACGAACACCAAGCCCTGGTCGTACTCCTGCGGCAAGTCCTGTTCCCCGGCCAGCCCCTGCTGGATAGCGAACTGGCGCAACTGCGGCCAGAGCTGGGGGTTCTGCGCCGCTGCAGTGGCGAGCTGGACAGCCATGTTAAGCTCCTGCGGAGTAAGCTCCCCGGACTGAAGCCCAGCCTGTATGACTTGTGTGATCTTCGCGATCTCCTGGGGATGCTCCTTCATCATCCGCTGCAACTCCTGCTCCAGCATCTGGGGCGGAACCTGCTGCTGTGCACCCTGCGGGGCGAGGCCCGCCTGCTGTGGTCCGGGGATCGCGCCACCTGCTGCGAACGAAGGACGAAGCATAGGCTGACCGGCGAGATCACGTTGCTCCACACCAGGTTGGGGTGAGTCAAACGAGGGGTCTGTCGCCATGGTGATCAGCTCCTCTAGGTATCCTTGCGGCATAGTACTATCTCCTTGGGCGGGGTCAAACATCAGCTCTCTACGCTCCTGTTATATTGCGGATCAATAGGTCTAGCGCCCGCCGGGTGTTATACACATCGTTCGCCAGCGCCTGCACATCGTTGCGTAGATCAAGGAAGGAGTCGAGGGGGGCGCAGTTACTAAACGCAACTGGTGTAAGATTATGGCTGGTGTTGATGCTATTCATCGACTGCGCCCCGACCTGCCGGACGGAGATATCCCCCCGCACAATGGCCATACTGGCGAGGTCACCTTCCCCCCGAGTACCTGTCAGAAGCTCCACGTTCTCCTTGATAGCGCTGAACAGTACCCCCTGCCAGTCGAGTAGCGTGACTGGGACTTCGGGGGTTGCTACGTGCCGCCTTACCATTACGCTTTCCTCAATCCGTCGGGCGTCTCACCCAGGTGGATAGCCCGAACCCGCGCAGACCCAGACACCGCCACCTCGAATGTATCAGATTTGTATCCCGCTGGACAGCGAAAGATACTGTCGTCAGTGATGACCTGCGTGAACACTAAGTTCTTATCTTGCCACAACTGGAACACCATCGCGTAAACTGACGGTGCAGTACGGGTCGTGCGGGTCTGGCTATCCCCGTGGACAACGGTGCTGTTAAGCTCCCCAAAATTATAAGTCGGCACCGACCCCACCAGATAATCTGTTGGGCCGTTGATCGTGTCGAGCTGCTGAGAGTTGGCCCACACAGTCACATTGTGCGTTGTTACGCCGTCATTATAGGACGTGTATGCCGCTGCGTCCTCGGTCGTTATATCGTAGTCTGCGATGATACGGGCCGCCCCGATGTTAAGATAGTTCTTGGTGATAACCGCCTTAGACTTCCACTCCATCGGGCGCAAAGGCCAAGTGGAGCTGCCCCACTGCGTAATGTTACCTAGCTCATCACTGGAAGTGTACACCGCGTTGTCAGAGGGGTCAGTCCAGGCACTATTAGACTTATGCCCAGCGGTCACATAGAACCCACCGACTGTCTTGTCACTCTCGAATAAGAATGACCCAGCAGAATGTGCGCCAAAGTACTTGTCATTGTAGAAATGCCCGACGATAGTGGTGGGGTCAATGCCGTCATCCCACGTATCCCAGTCGTGAATATACTCAGTGGCCAGCGACAACCCCGTGGAAGCAGACCACATGGCCAGGCCGCCGTATGTCGCGAATAGCACGCCGTAGCCCATGTTGACGACTGAGCGCTTGGAGAGGCAGGGGTACGGCGTATCCACCTTAACGATACTCAGTGTGGCCGGGTCATTACCAGCGACGCGGTAAGCATACTCCCCGGTGAGCACGATGAGCGCCCCACCGAAAGACTCAATCGCCACGATATCATACTCAAAGGTGGTGCGGTAAGCTAGCGGCCAGGCCCAGGGCTTGCCCGGCTCAGCGAAGCACAACTGGTTGTCGAAGAACCCAGCGACCATATTATTCTGCGCCAGGATTATCCCGGTCATGGTCGCATCCGGTGCGTCGTAGTCATCGGAGAGCAGGATATCGACCAGGTTGAGATAGTCGAAGTCATCGGTGTAGCTGTCGTTGGTAACGATGCCCGTTGTATCAGCCGTGCTGGTATCGTCACGCTGACACCGGCCTGTCGTGTCAGCGGTAGTGCCCACATCGCCAGCAGTCTGGGCGTATGTAAAGTGAGTGGTGTCCGTGACCGTTATTACCTCGTCCTCGCTATCGAAGGTCGAGTCTGTCATCAGTTTCATCGTGACCACATCACTTGTGGTAAAGCCATGCGCCACCGCTGTGGTTACAGTGACCACATTTGTGGCGCGGGCAACGGTGGACACCGCGATCCCGCCCAGTGAAGTGTACGCGAGTGTCGTCGTGCTACCCACCGCAGTAATCGCTACCGCTGTGGGCTCATCGTACGAGGCGTCAGCCATACCAGACACTGTGATCTTCTGGTTGACCAGCAACCCATGCGCCGTCGCCGTGGTCAGCGTTACCACGCTGGTGTTGCGCTCGACCAGGGTAGGCTCAATGCTATCATCCCCCCAGTAACGCGAGGTATTAGCTGGAAGCTCAGCGACGTCGTGATAGAGCGTACCGGTAGTGTCCGCCACCGAAGCAATATCGGCGTTGACCAGCGCGTAGCTGAAGGCCGTGTCGCTATCGACAACTGTGACTTCACCATCGACGATATCAAATGTACTGTCGGTGCACCCGCTCAGCTTGAAGCGATCACCCACGATGAAGTTATGGTGCGAAGCCATAGTGACAGTCGCGACATTGGAAGTCAGCGCCACGGAAGCCGTAGCCTGCGGGAACCAAAGCGTGGACAGCAGATAGAACTCAGTCCCCGAGGCGGACGCCAGCGTGCGGTATAGCTTCATCCCCTCGATGAAGTTGTTCCCAGAAGGCTTAGCAGTGGGGAGTCCGCTGACGATAACCGTCGTCCCCTCCTTCATAAATAGCGTCTCCGAGGGGACAGCGCCAACAGACTCCTCACCCCAGGGCGTGTACCAAGTGTAGGTGTAGTCCCGCGTAATGGTGCCGCCGGACAGATCAACCCGCCCATTAGTGTCAGCAGTGGATGCCTGAGTGGAGCCAGCGTTGTAGTACTCAAACGTTGTGGTACTTGTTACAGTGATCCGGGTGTTGGTCACATTGAAATCTTCGGCGGGCGATCCAGTGAAAGCCCGGACAGTAACCACGTTGCCATCGCGCAGCCCATGTGCCGCTGCCGTGGTGATAATAGCAGTGTTGCCGGAGTCTCGTTCGTATGACGCTGTCGTTGGTGAAGCGAAAGCCACTGCAGCTGTGGTCGGCGTCACCGCTGGGAGCGGCAGCCCTAGATCATAATACCCGCTCGTCGCGGGATACGGCTCTGATCCAGCGGTGGCTAGCGCGTACGTCGTAACCTTGGGCACCCCATCCCCGGTGTAATAGAAGCGCTGCTCGGCATCCGTGGTGGCTGAAATTGTGGTGATGTCTACATCGGCTAACCAAGTAAGCCAATCGATGGCAGCACCGGCGGAGGCGCGCATACCGAACAGCGTCTGCAGTACTCCCAGGCGCGGAACACTGTTGATAACGGCGGGTTCGCTATATGGAATAAGGTCGCCAGAATACAGCTGCAGATTATAGGCAATCTGCCCAGCACCGTCTGGAAGAAGTTCTGGAGAAATCTTAGGCGCGGTGCCCAGAAACTTCTGTAGTTTGATAGCAGCCATTCTACTTTCCTAACAGACCTATACCGAGTACCATAAATCCGTAGCTCATTCTACCATATTCTTCCGCTGTGAAAGGACCAGATAATGACCCCAGACGCAATTCAAGTTTCGATAGACCAACATAAGTGGAAGCTACAATGGCTCCGCTCACGGCGAACGGCACTGTCCATAGAGATAACCCAGCAAGAAGACTGTATAAAGACGCTGCAAGGAGAGTTGGAAGCGCGAAGCCTAAAAGCATCCCCGAACGTCGTTGGCCGCTTTGGTCCCGGTTTGGCAGCCAGTACTCAAACCCAGGCATCCCGCGAGTCAGAAGCCATGATGTCACTCCTACAGGCAGCAGGAGAGGCCACCCCTGCTGCAATACGAGAGCAAGAGTGGTGGAATATGCGAGCGGCTGGAGTGCTACAAGACCGGCGGTCAGGGATAGAGTGGCGGCGTATAGATTGGAGTGACTCCAGCGCCGATCCGAGCCGTCGTAGTACCGCCAGACGGAAGCTAATACCCCAAGAGCCGCAGAAAATAAGATAGTCACAATTCCGGCCCCTTGAAAAACATATCGGACACGTCGATTAGTTTTGTCCCGCTCGTTATCATGCAGGCCCACACTGCCGACCCCTTCGGCTGCGAAGAAAACGTAATAGTAAAGCTGCTATGGCCGTCCTCAGTCGTCCAAATTTCTGTAATGCCTGATCCTGATATGCCAGCCCACCGTGGCTCTTCACCGTGCTCTGATTTCAGCCACGCTGCGACGGTCGTCCTATAGCCACATTTCGGAATCGGGACCGGCACCTTTATGCCAGGAGGTGGGACTTGTTGCGGGAACGGCTCAGCCGCGTGACAAGCGCCCACGGCGAGGACAGAAATTAACAGAACTGCAAACCCAACAACCATATTTTTCACATACTTCATCATACTTCTCCTGCGAAAAGTTGTCTTTCGGCTTCTCTGCGTCGGATAAGACCTTTGAGTTTCCGACCACCGGCGAACACCCATCTGGAAAACTGTCCTTCGGCGGAGCCTAGGTCATGGCGTAATATCAGTCTTCTGAGCGTGGACGCCTTGAACGATCCACTACCTAAGTTATAGACGAAGCTGACGCAGGCCGAGAATTGGTTGTTGTTCAGAATATCAGTTCCGACCAGACGCCGACACGCTCTCCCTGAATTGGCGACTTCGCGCCTGAGAAGAGCCTGGGCCGTAAGTTTGGATATCGTCTGGTGATCGCCCGTAACTCTCTTACCGTCCATCCCCCAAATACTCCCGAAGCCAATGGTCCATATCCCGATTGGATCGCGATACGCATCAGGCGAGTACCCTTCAAACGACTTGATGAGTGCAAGGCCATCCTGGTTGATCTCTCCGTTCGATGGCAAGCCGCCGCCAAGGTTGTGGTCTTCAATTAGGGTGTCATGCAGGGTCACTGGATATTTCCTGGCCAGTGTTGATGACCAGCCCGACCACTTGACACGCTGCGTGAGGACACTCTAAACGGTTCAGCAGATTTTCTTCTGGCATAACCGCGATCCATCGATGGTGACACGACAGGCACACCGCCTCGAAAACAACGTGAGGTCTGTGTTCGTCGATGTGGATAATGTCAGCGGTCACTTGTAAGCCTGCCCTATCCGTTTCTCCTGGGTTCTGTTTCCAAACCAGTAGGCTACGATAGCCGAAAACAATATCATAAAGTCCTCGTTGAGAATTTGCTGTAGCGCCTCGATTGTAACGCCATCGCGCTGCATGATTAGGTAGGCGATGGACCAGGTTACAACTAAGAACTCCGCTACAAAAAGGTAGGTAACAATAGGACGAATAGAGCCAGACAAGTTGGCTAACCAACGGCTACCCTTGCGTATTGTAGCAGACTGCTCTTTATGAGCTGCCTCGATCTCTCGGATATCCCCGTCCACGATGGCAGCTTCAAGTTTCTGCTCCCCCATCTTCAATTGGATTTCGGCCTGCTTGACCATCATGTTGATCTCATGCGTGTTGTCCTCCTTCGCCTGGAAGAAGTTAAGCACACTCGGCAAGAACGATGTTCCAAATCCGAGTAGCGTGGATAATAATGTGAACATCAGCTACCACCTTTCATGCTCAGCGCAGCCCAGAGCATCGATGCCATCCCGGCGATACCAGCGCCTATGACCAGTTTCTTGGCGTGGGCTTGCATATTCTCTGCAGACTTCCTGGAGCGTCTCAAGTAAGCGAAGTCAACTTGCGCCTGGATGATATGGTCAGTGTCAGCGGTATTTATACCGAGTTCCTGAAACGTCTCCTTGACGACTGCGTGGCCGGTTTCTCTGGCTATCTGCATCGCTTGCGACTTGGTGCAGTACTCATCGCCATCGTTGCGCCGTCTGCTGTCTTCGTGATCTTCAGCCATGTCTATTACCTAGCTCTTGCTTGTGAAACGCCGCCGCCGCCGGACGGAAATTCTGCCCAGGCCGCGTAGATATATGTCTCAGCTACGTTGGGGTCAGTTGCGATCCGTAGCTTAAAGCCGTTGCTGAGAAGGTCGATGTTGTTGGCGGTTAGTTCAACCCCGGTTGTAAAGAATAGCGAGTCGTTATCGACGTTGTATCCCTCACGCTCACTATCGTAGATGTACCATTCGCAAGTGCTATCTATTGATCTACAAATAATCATCTTGGGGCGAAACCCACAATACACAAATGTACCGTCAGCCGCGCCATTGCCTTCATAGTTCCCCAGTTTGCTAAACCCCTCGACGCTGTGGAAGGCAGAGAACACATGGGCTTCCCCAGAAGCGTTGGGTCCACTGGTACTGAGAGAGATCAACGTGCTGGATGGTAGTGTAGAGTTCCAATAGCTCGCAGCGGACGCTGCCGCCGCATCTAGTCGGTCATCGAATGAGTTTTTATCCTTGTTAGACTTAGAAACAAATTGACTCAGGTCTTGCATGACGCGGGCTAGCTGCTGCTTAACGACAGCATACCCACCAGCGATAGTGCAGACAAGGATTGCAATCTGCACTATCGCTGGTGGGTATGCTGTCAACTCCACTGCCTTACTCCCGCAGCATCTGCACAATCCTGAAA